AGAAAATTAAAGCTTGCCGCCGCAATGCCACCACGCAGATCAGCGGTGTATCAGCCGTCACTTTCAGAAGTGGCTTGATTACCGGCACCGGCACCAAGTACACCAAGCAGCTAAACATTGGAGACAGCGTTGTTGTTAAGGGCCAGACTTACCTGGTCACAAAAATCAACAGCGACACCAGCATGGCTGTGCTTCCATCGTATCGTGGCGTGTCAAACACGGGCGTTGTGGTCACAAAGGTTATTGACATCAAAGTCAACCAGGAAGATTGGAGCCTTGATAAGTGCGATGGCACCGGCCCATCTGGCTTCTATCTTCGCAACAACCGTATCCAAATGGCATACATGGATTACTCATGGTATGGCGCTGGTAAGGTTCGCTTTGGTTTTAAAGACCAATACGGCAAGGTGATCTATTGCCATGAGTTCATTCACAACAACCGACTAAACGAAGCGTATATGCGCTCTGGTAACGTGCCTGCTCGATATGAGATCGAGAACATTGGCACACCAACCTATGTGCCTGCGCTGGCTCACTGGGGTACATCGGTGATTATGGATGGCGGGTTCGATGCCGACAATGCGTATCAGTTCACCGCATCCAGCCAGGACGTTCAGCTCACAGGATCAAACACGGTTACCGTTGCAGCTAACGCTGAAGAGAACGATGATTATTTTTATCTGTTTAGAAACCAGTGGTACAACCTTGGCCGTGCATTGAACGTGGGAACTCCAAGCTTCTTGTACAACTCAATTCCCAACAACGTAAACATTCAAGGCGCAAACATCCAGACGTACTCGCGAACAAGAGGGCCGTACTACTGGTTTGAATTGCCAAACCAGCCTTACCAGGTGAGCTTGCGTACTCGGCGCGCAAACCCTAATGCGTCAAACACTGAGGCAATTCGTAACTTGATCTTGATTGATCAGCCACCTACTGGTGAAACGGCAACGGTAAGCAACTACACGGCGACACTTTCTACAACTGGCCAGGCCGTTGTATATGACATCCCGTTGATCAGCATCCGCTTGTCACCGTCTGTCGATACCAACACACCAGGCTACCTTGGTGAGCGCGAAATCATCAACCGTATGCAATTGATTTTGTCTTCGGTCGGTATCCTGTCAACCCACAACTGCATCATTACGCTGCGCTTGAATGGCTTGATTACAAACACCGATTGGAAGCGCGTGCAAAACCCATCGCTCTCTCAATTGATCTACCACAACAACAAAGATCTGATCTCTGGCGGCATTGATATTTTCAACTTCCGAGCCCAGGGCGGCACGGGTGCCACCAACCGTTCAGCCTTTGTTACAACGCAGCTTCTTCCTGATATTTCAACCTTGGGCAACTCAATTCTGGGCGGGGACAATGTGTTCCCTGATGGCCCTGACGTACTGACCGTGGTGGCCAAGCTTTCGGAAGACCCTTCAACTGTTTCAAACACAAACCCGTTCAACATCACAGGCCGCATATCCTGGACAGAGAGCCAGGCGTAAGGAGATGTCCTGTGGCGACAGACAACAAAGAACACGAAGAAATGAAGGAGCAGCTCGATCAAATATTACTTGAGCTGCGACACATCAACCGCGCTTTTCCCAGAGATGAGGAAGGCAATGTTGATCATGAAGGTCACCGGAAATATCACGAAAGCCTGATTAAATCAGCGGAAGCACAGGAGATGTTCTGGCAAGAACTTCGCCTGGAGATAGCAAAGAAAGGCACCTGGGCAATTCTTGTGATTGTTGCTGGTCTGGTTGTTGTTGGTATTGCGTCAAAGCTAGGGCTACAAGCGCACATCGGGCCACCGTAATGCTTGCTGAACTTGCCGCTGCCAACGCAGCCTTTGCGATCATCAAGACCGCCGTCAAGAACGGTGGGGAAATTGCAAGCGCGGCCAAGGCAATGATTGCGTACTTCAGTGCCAAAGAAGACTTACAGATTGCGGTATCAAAAAAGAGTACCGGCAGCAAACAAAACACAGAGCTTGAAGAGTTTTTTGCCCTGGAAGAGTTAAAGAAACATGAGATCGATTTAAGAGAGCTAATGATCTGGCATGGCCGCGCTGGGCTCTGGGATGACTGGATTCATTTTCAAGCTGAGTGCGCCAGAATGCGAAGGGAAGAAAAAAAGAAAATAGCAAAAGCCAAGGAAAAAAAAGCGCAAGAGCTTCAAAATATGTTTGATTGGTTCTTGATTGCCTTGATAGTCGGCCTTGGAATTTTTTTGCTTTTTGTGATAATCAACTTCCTGTTTGATTTACAGGGAACATTCTAAGGAGAAACGACATGGAATGGCTTAAACAAATTGCACCGACCATTGCCACCGCACTTGGTGGCCCATTAGCTGGCATGGCTGTCTCTGCCATCAGCAAAGCTATTGGCGTTAACCCAGACCAGGTTGGCGATTTAATCAGCAACAATAAACTGAGCGCAGAACAAATAGCCCAGCTCAAGCTTGCTGAAATTGAGCTTGCAAAACAAGCGCAAGAACTTGGCCTTAACTTTGAAAAGTTGGCCAATGAAGATCGCAAGTCTGCGCGTGAAATGCAGACATCAACAAAATCAATTGTTCCGCCAGCCCTAGCCATTGCCATCACGTTGGGATTTTTTGGCATCTTGGTGATGATGCTGTTGGGTCGCGTTGACTCCAACAACCCAGCTATCCTAATGATGCTCGGCAGTTTGGGTACGGCTTGGGGAGGAATTGTGTCGTACTATTTTGGATCATCTGCAAGCAGCGCAGCTAAGACTGAAATTATTTCTAGAGGGTCTGCTAAATGAGCATCTTTATTCCCGTCTTGTTTGTTTGCTTGGCTGGACACTGTGAGTTTATGCAACAAAAAACTTACTACAAAAGCGATGAAACTTGTCGGGAAGAAGTGCAAAGAAAGAAAGATGAAATGGAAAAGATGACTGGAAGACTCGGCGCAAAAATTGAAGCCACTTGCATTGAAGCTAACGTCAGCACTAAGGAGAGAGAGGCATGAGCTACAACCTATCGCAGCGCAGCTTAGATAAATTAGCCGGTGTTGATGATCGCCTGGTCAAGGTAGTCAACCGCGCCATTGAACTTACCAAGGTTGACTTTGGGGTGACTGAGGGCCTGCGTACAATCGAGCGCCAGACGCAACTTGTGGCCGCTGGAAAAAGCCAGACCATGGCCAGCAAGCACATCGGAGGCAAGGCCGTTGACTTGGTTGCTTACCTTGATGGTGAAGTCTGTTGGGAACTCAATATGTACGATGACATTGCTGACGCAATGAAGCAGGCGGCTATTGAACTGAATGTGCCTATCAAGTGGGGATGCGCTTGGATTGTGGAAGACATCCGGCTGTGGCGCGGCACCATGGAAGATGCCATGATGCATTACATAGACACACGGCGCAAAGAAAATAAGAGGCCGTTTTTAGACGGCCCCCATTTCGAGATATCATCCTGATTGTTGCCATCCTGGTTGCCCTTCACGGCCAGGAACTTTAGCCCCGCCAACTGGGTGACTTCGGTTGGCGGGGTTTTTTTATTTCCAGCTTGGCGCACAGTTGATCTCTAGGATGATCGAAGTCATGTACCCATTGACCAACCGGTTGCCATAGATTGGCACCGCCCTGGTGCCACTGGTTTCGCATTCCCGTATTGCATCAATGGTTTGCGACCTGGACATCTGGTAGATCTCTTTCTGCAAAACAACTGTCTGTGTCGGCGGCTTTAAGTCGCTAGACGCGCAGCCCCCTAGCAGCAAAACAAGAAATGCGATTGTGGTTCCTTTCATACATTGCTCCTTTCCCATGCCTCGACATCTTCCAGTCGATAGCGCACTGCACTATTTTTGGACTGCCCCAACTTAATGTAGGCAGGCCCCCTTTTTTCCATGCGCCAGGTTCTCAAGGTGCCTTCCTTGATCTGCAAGCGCTTGGCCACTTCACTGGGCTTGAGCATCATGCGCCACCCCCGCCACCACAGGATCAGCCGCAGGCAGTATTTCGCCGTCTTCTGATACCTCGACAGCCATCGACCTTTTTAAGCGGCCTAGCGGCCTTGCCTGGGCATCTGGCTGGGGCGTGATATTGATCGGTGCCTGGCGTGCTGGCGCTTGCTCAAACTGTTCGTTGTCGTGTGCGAACACCTGGTCAACGTCAGCGCTTGATGGCAGGCGCTTGGCCATGCGGCGGATTACCGTCTTCTTGGCCATCTCATCCCACCAATCAACCCATGGGCCAAACTTACCGGCGCGGCTGGCGCTGCGTACCTTCTCGACATCGGACACGCTCATCACCTCGCGGTAGATTGCGCCGTCTTTGGTCTTGGCTACTGCATAGACAGCGATTGGCGTGCCGCGCTCACCGCCCATAAAAGGCTTGTGCGTGATCTTCTCTTCATCGCCAAGCTCATATTCAAAGAAATCTGAGCTGTATGCCACCTGGGCGCTGATGGTGGCCAGCTCCCCGCTGTTGCGGATCTTCTTCAAGATGCCGCCGATCATGGGCATATATTGAACCTTCTTGCCGTCCTTGGTGTTGAAGATGACCGGTGCAGCCTCGCGCCCATCAAGCAGCAGGCCATCCTGGGCTGCTTTCATGCAAGCGCCAAGCAAGCTTTTGCGGTCAGCACCAAGTAGGTCTGGCTGCATCTGCACTGCGGTAATGGCGGTGCGGATAAATTTATCGACTGGGATCTGAGGCGGCAGTGCTGCCTCGAACTCCACGCGCATGGTTTGCAGGGTGCCGCGCATGGCTTCCATTGGTGTAAGTGCTTTGCTGTCTGACATGATTACTCCTTATCAAAAATTGTT